TAAAATTTGAAAACAACAAGTGGCAAAGGACTGAATTACCCAAAGCTTTTAAAAATATTAAAACAATATTTGACTGGGATGAGTACGATGTTGATTTTAAAGAAACGTGGTATGATTACATTGATAAAGAGTTTGAGCGCAGGGAAAAAGGTTTTTGGTTTTTTAATAAAGACAAGCCTACTTATCTTACTGGTACTCACTATATGTACTTGCAATGGTCCAAGATTGATGTTGGGAAACCAGATTTTAGGGAGTCAAACAGATTATTCTTTATATTCTGGGAAGCTTGTAAAGCAGATGTACGGTGTTACGGACTGTGTTATCTTAAAAACAGGAGATCGGGTTTCTCTTTCATGGCTTCAGGCGAGACAGTCAACCAGGCAACCATTTCCACAGACTCACGATTTGGTATTCTTTCAAAGTCCGGGCCAGATGCCAAAAAGATGTTTACTGATAAGGTCGTCCCCATCTCAGTCAACTATCCTTTTTTCTTCAAACCAGTCCAAGACGGAATGGATAGGCCGAAGACGGAACTTGCGTACAGGGTACCAGCGTCCAAATTCACCCGTAAAAAACTTGACTCCAATGAAAAGCTACAAGAGATCACGGGTCTCGACACAACGATCGACTGGAAAAACACGGGAGACAACTCCTACGATGGTGAAAAATTAAAACTACTAGTACATGATGAAAGTGGAAAGTGGGAAAGACCAACAAATATATTAAACAATTGGAGGGTAACTAAAACTTGTTTAAGATTAGGTTCAAGAATTATAGGTAAGTGCATGATGGGATCAACATCAAACGCTTTAGATAAAGGTGGTGAGAATTTTAAAAAATTATATTATGATTCCGACGCAACAAAAAGAAACGCCAACGGACAGACTCGTTCAGGACTCTATAGTTTGTTCATACCTATGGAATGGAACTACGAAGGATACATTGATTCTTATGGATTTCCTGTATTTGAAAAACCAACAAAACAAACCGAAGGCCCCGATGGGTCGCTAATAACTCAAGGCGTAATTGATTATTGGAATAATGAAGTAGAAGGATTAAAGGGAGATCAGGATGGTTTAAACGAATACTATCGTCAGTTTCCAAGAACAGAACAACATGCTTTTAGAGACGAAGCAAAACAATCTCTGTTTAATTTAACAAAGATATACGAGCAAATAGATTATAACGAAGACTTAAGAAACACAGCTATAATAACCACAGGAAGTTTTATGTGGGAAAACGGTATCAAAGATACTAAGGTTGTTTTTGTACCAAATAAAAATGGTAGGTTTAATGTTAGCTGGGTTCCTCATGTAGGACTTCAAAATAGAGTTATTGTAAAAGGCGGTGTAAAATATCCTGGTAACGATCACTGTGGCGCTTTCGGGTGTGACAGTTATGATATATCTGGAACCGTTGATAAGAGAGGATCTAATGGTGCTTTGCACGGTTTAACTAAGTTTAGTATGGAGGATGTTCCACCTAATAGATTCTTTTTAGAATATATAGCTAGACCACAAACCGCTGAGATATTTTTTGAAGACGTATTAATGGCTTGTGTATTTTACGGAATGCCAATACTTGCTGAAAATAACAAACCTAGGTTATTGTATCATTTTAAAAGAAGAGGCTATAGAGGCTTTTCAATGAACAGGCCTGATAGAAGATTAAACAAATTATCTGTAACTGAAAGAGAAATAGGTGGAATACCTAATTCAAGTGAGGATATAAAACAAGCACACGCTGCAGCTATAGAATCTTATATAGAAACTTGTGTTGGGCAAACAGAAGCTGGTTATGGAGATATGTATTTCCAAAGAACATTAGAAGATTGGGGTAAATTTAATATAAACAATAGAACAAAGCATGATGCTTCTATAAGTTCAGGACTTGCCATAATGGCTTGTAATAAAAATTTATATTCACCAGTTAGTCCAGTGCAAAAGAAAGTTTACGATTTAGGAATTAAAAGATATGACAATAGAGGTTCTTCGTCTAAAATATTAAGATAAATGAAAATACAAACAAATACCGATAGTTCTTTCCCTAACCAAGTTGTTAGCGACGAAGTAAAAGCTAGTTACGATTATGGCTTACAAGTCTCTAGGGCTATTGAACAAGAGTGGTTCAATCAAGGAAGAGGTAATGGTAATAGATATTTAAACAACTGGAATAGTTTTCACACACTACGGTTATACGCCAGAGGTGAACAATCAATACAAAAATACAAAGATGAATTATCTATAAATGGTGACTTGTCTTATCTTAATTTAGATTGGAAGCCTATACCAGTAATATCAAAGTTTGTAGATATTGTTGTAAACGGTATGTCTAATAAGTCTTATGACATAAGTGCTTTTGCACAAGATCCTTTTTCTGTAAAACAAAGAACGGATTATGCGGCTGCGGTTGAAAGAGACATGAACACTAAAGAAGCTCTTGTTAATATTAAAGAAAACCTAGGTATGGATTTTTCTTTAACAGGAAGCTTAGAAAGTTTACCCGAAAATCAAGAAGAGTTAGATGTTCATTTACAAATGACCACTAAACAAAATGTTGAAATAGCGGAAGAAGAAGTTATAAATAATGTATTAGCTTTTAATAAGTACGATCAAACAAAGAAACGTTTAGCTCAAGATTTAACTACTATTGGTATTGGGGCTGTTAAAACATCTTTCAATAAATCAGAAGGAATAGTAACTGACTATGTTGATCCGGCTAATATGATTTATTCATATACAGAAGATCCAAACTTCGAGGATATATATTATGTAGGAGAAGTGAAGTCTATATCATTAGCGGAACTTAAAAAACAATTCCCATCATTATCAGCATCAGAGTTAGAAAAAATACAAGATATGCCTGGTAATTCTCAATATGTAACTAATTGGGGAAATTATGATGCTAACACAATACAAGTTTTGTACTTTGAATATAAAACATATTCAGATCAAGTATTTAAAATAAAGAAAACAGAACAAGGCTTAGAAAAAACATTAGAAAAGTCAGATACATTCAACCCACCTGAAAACGATAACTTTGAAAGAGTATCAAGAACAATAGAAGTTTTATATTCAGGAGCTAAGGTTTTAGGTACAAATACAATGTTAAAGTGGGAGATGGCTGAAAATATGACCAGACCTACAGCGGATACTACAAAAGTAATGATGAATTACTGTATATCAGCTCCTAGAATGTATAAAGGACGTATAGAATCTATAGTTAGTAAAATTACTAGCTTTGCTGATATGATCCAAATAACACACCTTAAACTACAACAAGTAATGTCTAGAATAGTACCAGATGGTGTATTTTTAGATATGGATGGGTTAGCTGAAGTTGATTTAGGTAACGGTACTACATACAATCCAGCAGAGGCATTGAATATGTATTTTCAAACAGGTTCTGTTGTAGGTAGATCATTAACACAAGACGGAGAATTAAATAGAGGTAAAATACCAGTACAAGAATTATCATCTTCAAGCGGGCAAGCTAAAATACAAAGCTTAATAGGTACGTATCAATATTATCTACAAATGATAAGAGACGTAACCGGATTAAACGAAGCAAGAGATGGAAGTGCTCCGAGTAAAGATGCATTAGTAGGTTTACAAAAAATAGCAGCTAATGCTTCTAATATTGCAACCAAGCATGTATTAGACTCTTTATTATACTTAACCGTTAGAACTTGTGAAAACATTAGTTTAAAAGTTGCTGATGTTATTGAAAATCCTTTAACTGAAAACGCTTTAACAAATGCTATAAGTACATTTAATACAAAAACTCTTGAAGAGTTAATGAATTTACAGCTACATGACTTCGGTATTTATTTAGAATTAGAACCAGAAGAAGAAGAAAAAGCTTTATTAGAACAAAATATACAAGTTGCTTTACAAACACAAGCTATTCAATTATCTGACGCTATTGATATTAGGCAAATTAAAAATATAAAATTAGCTAATCAATTCTTAAAGCTTAGACAAACTCAAAAGATTAAGAGAGAACAAGAGCAACAACAAAGAAATATACAAGCTCAAGCTCAAGCAAATGCAGAGTCTGCTGAGAAAGCTGCTATGTATGAAGTTCAAAAACAACAAGCATTAACTGCTGAAAAAGTTAGCATTGAACAAGCTAAGTCTCAGTTTGAAATAGAAAGAATGCAAACAGAAGCTCAAATAAAAAGAGAGTTGATGGCTGAAGAATTTCAATACAACATACAGTTAGCTCAAGCTCAAATAGGTGCAGCTCAAGCAAAAGAGCAAGAAATAGAAGATAGAAAAGATAAAAGAATTAAAATGCAAGGTACCCAACAATCTGAATTAATAAATCAAAGACAGACAGATGGTTTACCTAAGGACTTTGAATCATCAGGAAATGATGTATTAGGCGGGTTTGGATTAGAACAGTTTGGGCCT